TGTCTGTCTGGTTGTTGTTCAAGTATAAAGAACATGATCAGATTGCTGGGATGGACTTCGATCCTCTAGATTATGAAAGTCCGGAGGATTTGCGAAATGCTTACTCTGCAACTAAGTTTTTGTCGAAGTTTAAGGGGTTATCCCTGGCTCACGACTTGGACGCAGTTGCGATGGAGAAGTTCGAGAAATTCGAGCTTCTTTGTAAGCAGACGAACGCGCGCTTTAGGTATCCTGAACTGGATCCTCTTTACGAGGGCCCAGTCGTGTGGCTGCATCACGCAGTCACTCGTAAAATTCAAGATATCATAGGCGTCTCACCTTTTGATGGTGAGTTCGGGGTAGATCGGTTTATGGATCTAGCCGATTGGGGTCCAGGCGCTTCTACGTTGATAAAGCGTAGAGATTCCTGTGCTGCTAATAAGTTCCAGTTTGAAACTGGGATCACGCGAGATCTTTTTGCCTTACTACCAGACGAGCTTATGGCGAGTTGTTACCCGTTATGGGCTCAGCACCTAGATGGAAATGGTTTTCCTACTTTCCAGGCTGGTAATAGGGTTGTCACTGTACCGAAGGATGCGACTACAAACCGAGTCATTGCTATAGAGCCAGGAATAAATCTCTGGTTCCAAAAAGCGATCGGTGAGGAGTTGCGGTTGCGGCTTCGGAGACGTGGCGTTGACTTGTTGCATCAAGAGAAAAACCAGCAGCTGGCGAGGAGAGGATCTATTGATTCCTTCTTAGCGACTGTTGATCTCTCTAGTGCTTCTGATTCCATTTCGATCGGGCTAGTGAGGGAGATTCTTCCCCCTCTCTGGTTCGGTCTGATGGACGCAAGTCGATCCCATGTAGGCGTTCGGAGCGGTGATTTAGAGCCAAAGAAGTGGGAGAAGTTCTCCAGTATGGGGAACGGTTTCACTTTCCAGCTTGAGTCACTGATATTCTACGCAATGGCTGTATCGTGTGTAGAATACCTGAAGTCAACTAAACCTGACTATGCTGCCTGGATTCCATCCCAGGTTGATGATCGGGTGTTGGTTTCAGTCTACGGGGACGATGTAATTCTCCCCGTTGGATGCTTCGAACTCTTCACGAAGTTGTGTGACTTTTACGGCTTTCGTATTAATCTGAAGAAGAGCCACGCTGGCTCATGCTTCAGAGAAAGCTGTGGGGCACATTACTATCGTGGCGTGGATGTCAAGCCCATCTATCTTAAAGATAGAGTATCGAGCGTTGAGGCCGTCTATCGGCTCGCAAATGCAATTCGGAGGCAGGCGCACAATCGCTGTAACAAGCTAGCGTGTGATTCTGCTTTGAAGGATGCATTTGATCATCTCGTCTATTCGGTGCCTAAGGCGTTGCGCCTTAGTATTCCGGAACCACTTGGTGATGGGGGTTTCATCGGAAATTTCGATGAAGCCCTTCCTGCGAGTGCTCGCACTGAGGCCCGATTTCCCCATAGTTATTTGGGGTTAGAAGGCTTCATTGTTAAGCACTTGACTCGCCGCAGTGAAACTGCGGAGCGCGACGGGATAGGCCTTTTATTGGCCCGTCTCTGGGTTCCCTCCACGTTTGAGGAACGGAATTCTATTCCTCTTGGAGGCCTCACTAAGCTTGTTTTTACTCAAAGCTTAGCGAAACAGTG